CGGTGTTGGTAACGTTGACAACGTTTCCTCTGTGAGCACCGATTGTAGCAACACAATCCTTTCTGCTGTTAGCAACAGAGATGATGTAGTTTGCTTTCGCTTGTGATTCTGCCTCAGTTGTGCAACCAGGACCCATGATCAGGTAATCAACCTGAATCTCGTCCTTGTTAGAGAACAGATCGTATGCAGTGATGGTTGGTCCCAACTCTGCTTTCATGCCACCAGAGGTTGAATAATCTTCACCACCCTTCAGAGTGTAAGAAGTGTTACCGATAGCAGCAAAAGTAACGCCCTGTGCGTTTTGACCCCAGAGACCATCTCCTGTGGAGATTGGGGTGAATGCAGTTGACTTGACTCCAGAATAAGTGGAGAATCCAGTTGCAACTGGAGTTGTGCCGTGATAGGCATCGATTGCGTTAGAGGGGTTGCCTCCAGCGTAGACATACTCGGAGAAGTCTGCGAGATAGTTTTCGTACCATGTCTTCTGAGGAGAGTTGACGCTTGATACAGCATCAAATGCCTTGGACAGATGCAGGTGCTTCTCTAGGAGATTTCCTCTGATTCCAGTTACAGTTCCCTTGTCATCAACGATAACAACGTGTGCTCCATCATTGTGACCATCTCTGTCATCAGCGTAGATATTAGTTGTTGGTCTCTGAGCAAGTTCCTTCCAGAAGATGGTTGTATTAGTCAGACCCAAAGTCTGCTGATCATACCAGTCTTCAACCGTTCTTGGAGTGTATGCTGCACTAGCGGATAATCCAGTGTTAATACCAGCGTTGTTAACGAAGAACAGCGGATTTGAGGTAGAGAACGATCTTGCTGCATTGCCTTCAGCGTACTCAATCTTAGTTTCTGTGACTCCTACACCAACAGTTTCTACTTGAGAAACAAGTTTGACCTCAATGGTGCTCTGACCACCAGTGGCGTCTGTGTTGACTCCAGTGATGATTCCCTTCATATAACCACTGAAGGAACTGGTTGTTCCAAGACCAGCAACAACTTGTCCAGAAAGAACGGTGGTGACACCAAATCCGATTCTTGCACCAGCAGTGTTAAGGTCTGTGGTTGTGATACCAATGATTTGGTCTGATTTATCATCAATCCAGCAAACCTTCAGATCGTTTGCATAACGACCAGGGTTCTTAGCGGCATAGGTGAAGTTTGTTGCTTCACTATAGTTGTTGATGTAATCGTCGTAGTTCTTGATTTTTAGTGTGGTGGTGTTTGCGATTCCTACACCAGCGTTTGCAGTCTTAAGGTCATCGTCATCGACTCTGACTACTTTTAAGACTCCACCGTATGTGAGGTACGAAGATGCGGACATCCAGTACTCGTATTGAGCGTCTGTAGAAAGGGGCTTACCAAAGGTCTTGATAAGTTCTTCTTCACTCGTGATGTCAATGGGGTCCTCAATGGGTCCAATCGAAAAAGGACCTGCAATAGCACCAATATTATCTAAGACATTATCAGCTCTTCCTACTGTTAAGTCAACCTCCCTTGTCAATACTCCAGGAGATAATTGAGGAGTTGCCATGTTGTTCTCCGTGATCTCAGTTTATCTGAAATTATTTAGAAATCGTAGCACTTTCAGTGGGGAAACATGGCGTGAACTACCAATCTGGATAGTCCCAATCCAGAAAAGGGGTCTGTTTCTTTCTATTATCTATGATTCTTTTGATCGTACACTCTTTACATTCGTATGAATATGATGACGCAACTGCTCCACGACTTTTTCTTGTTCGATAAAATGAATCAACCAGATTTTTAGATTCACCACAAACACGACATTTTCTATCCTGAAGTAACAGGTGACCTAGTTTAATCTGTCCGTCAAAATCCATTATGATAGATATTCCCACATGTATGATTTATCACCATACTCATCTGCCTTAAACCAACGATCACCATCATCATCAGTAAAACTTGCATCACCTAAACCATCATCCATAAAACCAAATGGTGCCATATCCTGCTCAATCTGATTTTTCTGTTCTTCATATAATCTTTTTCTAACGTCCTGGTCTGTTAACTCTTTGAAGTAGTCCATTTGGACCAACCAAGCATAAATGACTAGACACATTGCTAGGTCATCATTACATCCTTCTTCTGCCTCAAATGAGTTATGCTTTGATATAAAAGTGGTCAACTCGGAAATAATCTCATAGTCAGTAAAGATTAGTTTGTTCTCTTCAATAAGAGTTTTGAGATTGAGTGATCCAACCTTTTTGACTGTCTTAGACATTTTGACACCAAGTTGTGTCTTCTTGCCTGAGAATCCTTGTCCAACAATCTGACCTGCTCTTCCTCTCATGGAGCACATCAGTAAGTTTTGATATTCAAGATCATATTGAATGATACTCGCTACCTGATCTCCAATATCATTTACTTCACACAAAACAAATGCACTGTTATAGTTTTTTGCTACCTCATAGATGATATTAGGGAATAACATTGGTTTGATATCATTATTGCGATACTTGGCAACAACCTTATGAGGGAACTCAGTGATATCAACAACAACAAACGCTGAATAATCTTCACCCACACCACGGGCAACGTCAACCGTCATCACATAATCATGATTCTCTTTTGGTGGTTCATATACATCCAATCCAGCATTTCTTTTGATCGGATTTTCATACACCAATGTTCGTAACTTACTTGGTGCAATAAGAGTGTCAACAGATCCAAGGAACTCACACTCAAACTCAACTTTGAACTGTGCTTCTGATGTGTTCTTGATTGTGGTTGCTTTCCACTTCTCATCACGACCAGGAACCTCTGACCAATGAACATCGGTAGGAACATATTCATTATTCTGCCTTTCCGCATCATGCCACATGCGGTAGAAATGGTTCATACCATGTGGCGTGGATACGATGATTACTTTGGTGTTTTTACCAGAAGTAATAGTAGGATAAACAGATGCAAAGAACGAGTCAGCGACGTGATTTGGGACAAACGCGAACTCGTCGAGAAAGAGGATGTTAAATGACATACCTCGGACAGCACTCGCAGACGTAGAAGCTGCCAATATCTTACTGCCATTTTCTAACTCC